GGATCATGTAAGGATACATCCTTACGGGTTTTCTTTAACGATCTTAAATGCATAAGGATTTCGATTTGAATTACAATAGATGTGCATTAGAAAGAAAAAATATCAGAATGATCTTTATACACCCTAACTTCACGGATGCACATCCTGATTAACTGTTTTTTATCTTCAAAAGTTAACTCTTCATTAGCACTGTTTTTTCTTTCCAAGTAATATGTTACAGCTTTATCCATACTGAGTTCGCTGTAGTTTAATTCGTGGGATTTTTTTATTCGCTCCTCTATCTCTTCTTTTTTGGTTTTAAGTAGAGACTCTTTTTCAGATATCTCTCTCAGCTTAGCACGAATTGCATTATCTCCCTGATCATCAAGTTCACCTGAAGCAAGGAAATCAATTAACTTTTCCCTTCCATTCTTAACCTTGTCTATCTCCTTACAGACCCTCTTCAATTCTAATTGATCTATAGTTTCCTTCTCTGGCAAATCAGGATTTGCTTCAGATGTAACATCAATTCTAGCTAGTAACTTCTGTTCAAGAGAATCCCATATTTTCTGGTCAATTTCTTCACACTTAACCCTTAAACCACAACCCCTAAATTTTGACCCTGCTGTATTTTTAATATCGGTATACTCAAAGGATTTTTTTCCCCAATTAGTAGTATAACGACCGGTTAAAGTATTCTCACAGTGGCCACAACGCAACATTCCAGAAAGCAGATATTGATTTAAAGAATCCTTAGCATATCTCCTACGTGACTCAGCTAATAATTTCTGTGCTTGTTCAAATGTAAATTCATCAATAATTGGTGGAGTCGGTATTAGAATCCACTCTTCCTTTGGTCTAAGTTTAATTCTGACTTTATCTTCTTCTTTTCGATGTTCGTTTCCTAGCATCCCTTCAGTATCATACTTATTTTGATAGAAATTCCCTATATAGACCTCATTCAAAAGGATCTGACGCACAACTTGTCGATGCCATACTTTCTTCCCTGTTTTAGTTGGTACTCCTGAGGCTGTGAGATATTTTGCAATCCCGTTAGCTCCTTGAACTAATTCATTTGGAATAGTAAATAGTTGGAAAATCACCTTGACAATTCTTGCCTCTTCCTCATTCACTTTAAACACTTCGTCATTTAAATCATAAGAGTATCCATATACTTTAAAGTCCCTTAGCACTTTTCCTTGTCTGGCTTTTTGTCGTCTTCCGCGTGTCATACGTTCATTAATTTTTGCCTTTTCAAACTCTGAAATTGCTCCTCGCATCTGATAAAACAGTTTCCCTTCAGGGCTCTTATCATATTCACCGTTAACAAAAACAATTACTGCACGTTTCTCAATTTCATCTGTAACAATTAACTGATTCATCAAGTTTCTACTCCAACGATCGGGATCATGAACAATTACTGTGTCGATGATCCCGTCCTTAACATCTCGTCGAAGTTGTTCTAGTCCTGGGCGCTCTAGAAACTCACCAGAGTGCCCATCATCAATATACTCCTTAACATTATCCGTCCCTGCTTTTATCTTGCACTGTCTGACTTGATCTAACAGACTGTACCCCTTCTTGGCTTGTTCCTCCGTTGATACTCTGGCATAAATCCCGATCATTACCATGTTCCTTCCTGTATTTTTCTTGCAGATAACTATAGCACTGAAGGACAATCTTGTCATCAATTTCACCAATGAAGTTAATATGCACCTGTGCATCCCTCCTTTTTAGATTCTATGCTCAGAGTGCTTGTACACTTGCTAATTCAAGAGAAGACTTGAGCTTCGTCTCCTGAATTAGCTTGTTTTTTATTCATATCTCATTTGTCATATCCAAAAATAAAGCCAACTTCTGAAATGCAGACCAACGAATAGTATCATAAGTTCCCCAGCTAATTGGCGGATCAAACTTAAAGTTATACACGTTAAGATCATGTACCCTGCCATTCTTCATGTATCGTTCTTTAATGAGGAACTGCTCCTCATCATCCAACTCACCGACTGCTGTTTCGATCAATTCACAGTACACACGCCGTTTCTCCTGCTCGTCCACATTTTTAATTGCGACCTCAGCAGTTTGATCTGTAGTTTGATTTGTCGTACCATGAAACCTTTCAACATAGGCTTGCGTTATCGTAGCTTCCTTGCGTTTGAAACTTGAAACGGACTTAAATGTCCTGTATCTGCTGAATACCTTTTCCATTTCAGCCCTAAGCTTCTTTTTATCAAACTCGGGAACCTCCGGAAAATCGAAGCTTATTTGCATTTCACCACTCCTAATTTGGAGTTCCCCAGCCGAAGCCAGGGACAAACATCTATCTCAATCAAAGGGGGAGATCGTCTTCGTCATCCACGCCATCCATTGGATCTGAATTAGGTCCATCCTCCCCAACATCATCAAAGGTAACTTGGTTAGGGTCGTCCACTTCTGCTGTGCCGTCTCCATTGATCTTCCCCTTAAGACCTTCTCTGTATTTCTTTTGGTGCTCCTCAAACTCCTCAATACTTTCCTCAGATTCTGTGATGGTGATCACCACATCATGACCAGCCTTTTTATAAAACTCATATGACTTCTCGGCTGAAGCATCGCCCTTCACTTCAAAATCAAGAACAGTCTTCTTTGAATCTTTAGTTGATCTTTTAAACTCTGCTGTAAGTTGCTGCTCAACACCTTCAATATTCAAATGAACTACAGAGCGAGTCATTTCGTTAAGCTCCTGCTTATGCTCATCCTCACCTTTTACATAAAACTGTACTGATTCTTTCTTGCTATCCTTCGTTTGTTTGTTAAACCCTGCTTTGATTGTAATAGCCATTTATAATTTCCCCTCTCAAGTGAACAAATAATATGAATCAAGATTGTCGTACAATTCAGATGAATAATTTCTTTAATGCAGTGTCAACATACATTCAAGGAGGTGTGTATGTTGGTTAAGAAAATATTGGATAAAGATATAACACTAGGGTACTATCCACGTTCACCAGGTGATTCAGATCCTGAGCCGGAACCAAAGCCTGATCCAGATCCTTCTAATGGTGATCGTTTACCAAACAAATTAACTGAGTTAAACAAAAACATGGAGGCTTTAAAAAAATATGAAATTAGAGATGCAAGTAGTAGGACCATTTCAGAGAAATTTCGAGAATAGTTCAACTGAACCTGATACAGTTCGTTTTGATGATCTGGTTCGATTTAGCTCCAAAATTGTCGGTGGTTGCTCTACTGGCTTGAGTATGATTTCAATACAAGTAGACAATGTTCCAATCAGTGGTTTGACAGTAGGTCAACTGGTTAGACCTCCTATGCCTGAAGAGCAAACTTTATTGCCTGTACACACAATGATACAGGTGCACTCTAAAGATCCAGAACTACTAAAAGGTAAGATCAAAGCTGATGTTCATTACTCAGCGTTTGCATACGTTGATGATTCTCAATAGAACATTAAGAGTTGTAAGGGTCTCTTCAGGGAGACCCTATATCTAGTTCCTTGGTCTTTCACCAGCTCGCCCCACCCTTCTTTATATACCGACCATTAAAGCCCTTCTGACTACCAGTGATCTCAGCATCAACATATCCCTTTTTAGGTGGCGGTCCAGCTTTGATCTCTTTAAGGTGATCTTCTATCTTTTCAGGCGACCAAATTTCAGTCTTTACACTGTTGTCATACATCTGCTTCAACCTCCTCAGTCAATTTATCCAGATACCATTGAGCCTTTTTCAAGTCTTCCAGTCCGTTCTTTTGGCTGAATCTCCAAACATATTTAATTACATTAGCAGCACATACAGCTTGGATACCTTTTAGGTTAGTTGTAGCAGCTCCGATTGCGTCAATACACTCTATTGCCCCTGATGTATAGTGTGATGGATGATTTACGTTGTCTGACACTTAGATCACCTTCCCACCATGGCGTTGAGGTCGAGTTGCGTTATACTTCATTTTTTCGTCAATTGCTTTTTCAAGATCAATTTTATGTTTTCGGGAAATATATTTAACCACGTTTACTGCATAAGCCAAGTGCCTTATATTGTTACTCGAGCGTTGCCGAACATCGCTAATCCAAGATTGAGAAAGCTCATAGTGTATCTCTGTTAGGTGTTCTGCAAACAATTCAGTTCCTTTAAAACTCCTAAAACAGTTTTCCTCATACTCAGTAACATATCTTTCAAGTTTTGGGCCAAAATCATATTTACCAGCAATGTCAAAAATGCGAATACAAATGTCAGCTAATTCCGAAGGGATTCCACATGGTTTACCAATAGAGGTATGCAGTTTGTCTCTCACAACGAAATCGGATTCGATTACTACCTCATCATTAAAAGGATAGTTATGCTCGTACCATACTTCATCAATCTTTCTCCCATTCCGATAGTCTTCCAGAACTTCGGACACTTCGGAGTGTACAAGAGAAATCAATTCTCCATAGGTTCTATCTTCTTCCCACCAACCTTTATTAATTGCGTTGGTATGAGCTGCTACTACCAATTCATTGATATTGTTCATTTATATCGATCTCCTTTAATTTAATCTCGTCTCGTTTACGTATGAGCATTGCCTTGTAATCGCACATCACATGGGCAAGCTCACCATACTTATCTAATGTCCAATCGTCTTCAAAAATTAACTTATTGCAGTAAGGACAATCTCCGATGATAGAGCCGCTAGACATTTAATTAGCCATATAGAAGCCAATTACATCCCAGCCACGATCATTGAGTTCTTTCTTCATGACCTCG